CCCGACGGTCAGGGCGTGGCCAGCTACGTCACCAGCTACAACGGCGTTTCCCTGCGCGTCACCAAGGGCTACGACCAGAAGTACAAGCGCAGCATCTATTCCATGGACGTGCTGTACGGCTTCAAGACGGTTTACCCCGAGCTGGCCGTGCGCGTGCTGGGCTGATGATTGCCAAGCTGAAGCGCCGCATCCCCGACGCGCAGGATGAGGCGCTGCTGAAGGACCTTCTGGACGAGGCCGGCGCGTTCATCTGCGCCTACACCCGCCGCGAGGCGGTGCCGGAGGAGCTGCAGGACGCTCAGGTGCGCATCGCGGCCACGCTCTTCAACCGCATGGGCATGGAGGGCGAGGCCAGCCACGGCGAGGGCGGCGTGACCCGCACCGCCGACGCGCTGCCCGAGGACCTGCGCAGATGGCTCAACGCGTGGAGGCTGGCGAAGGGAATTGACGCAGGATAAAGCCGGCCACGGCAGAAATTGCCCGCTTTGTGCGCGGAGGCATCCGGACAAAGCGGGCATGGAAGGAGTGTGAGTGATGCGGCTTTTTGAAAGAACGCTGAAATGGATTGAGATTGCGCCGCGCAGCGTGGCCGCGGACGGGCTGGGCGGCATGGTGGAGGGCTTTTCGGCTGCGAGGCGCTCTGTGCGCGGCAGCGTGATTCCCTCCACCGGCGGCATGGTCAGCCGCGAATCCGGCGCGGCGCAGGTCGGCACCATGTGCCTGCTGCTGCCGAAGGACGCAGATATCGCCGTGGGCGACGGCGTGGGCGTGGACGGCGGCAAGGTGGAGTGGCGGTGCGTGAACGTGGAGAACTGGTCGGCCCACGTGGCCGCGCAGGTGGAGCGCATATGATTTTTCGCGCGGTGAAGCATCTGGAGGCGCTGGCGGCGATGCGGGTGCGCGAGGCGGCGGAAGAGCACTGCGCCGCGGCGAAGGACCGCGCGCCGGTGGACACCGGACGGCTGCGCGCGAGCATCCGCGCGGAGGCAAAAGGCCTTTCTGCGCGGGTGCTGACCGACTGCGAATACGCTGCGGCGGTGGAGTTCGGCACATCGAGAGCTGCGCCGCAGCCGTTCATGAGGGGGTAGAGAATGATTTCCATCAAGGACAGAGTGAAGACGCTGCTGGAATCGTCGGGCGCGGCGGTGTGGTATTTCTATCCGCAGAGCTGGGCGCGGCTTCCCTGCGTCAGCTGGCGCGAGAGCAAAAACCGCGAATTTGCGCAGGCCGACGGTCATGAGCATCTGGCGGAGCTTGAATATACGGTGGACGTGTGGGCCAGGGGCCCGGAGGAGGCGCACGTGCTGGCGGAGAGGATCGATGCCCTGCTCGTCTCCGCGCGGCTCAGGCGCGACTATGCGGCCGACCTGTTCGGGGACGGCATGCACCACCGGTCGATGCGGTACCGCTGCGTCGCAGACGAGGCGGGCAGGATCTATCAGTAAAAAGGAGTGAAGACAATGGCAACGGGTGCGAAGGGCACGATTTTTAAGTTCAACGACGTCGTGGTGGGCAAGCTGACCAGCGTGGGCGAGATTTCGCCCGATTCCGAGGAGCTGGACATCACCACGCTGGACTCCGCGGGCGGATACCGCGAGTTTCTTCAGGGCTATCGCGACAGCGGCACGGTGGAGCTGACCGGCTTTCATGAAAGGGGAGACGCGGGTCAGACCGAGCTGCGCGCGGCCTATGCCTCCGGCGCGGCGGGCGCGGCCAAGGTGGAGTTTCCCGACGGCACGACCGTCTCCTTCAGCGCGTTCGTGAAGGGCTACACCCTCGGCGCGGCGGAGGTGGACGGCGCGGTGGGCTTCGGCGCGGAGCTTCGGATTACCGGCGCGGTCACCGTGGAGGAGGCGTAAGGAATGGACATGAAGGTTGAAATCGGCGGGCGCGGCGTGGCGCTTCGCTATACGGTCAACAGCATGTGCGCGGTGGAGGACATGGCCGGCGGCGCGCTGGACGGCGTGATGGAAAAGCAGTTCACCGCCGCGCGTCTGCTTCTGTGGGGCGGCATGCTGGACGGCCAGCCGGAGATGACGCTGGCCGACGCGGGCAGGATCATCGGCGATCATTTGGCCAAGGGCGGAACCCTCGAGCAGATCGTGGAATTCTGCGCCGAGGGCCTGCGCAGAGCGGGTTTTTTCGGCCCGGCGGCGTAGCGGAGGAATCGTCCGAAGGGCTGCGCCGCGGGTTTGAGCGGGCGATGGCGCGGGCGGCGGAGGCGGGCTTTTCCGGCGCGTGGCGGCTGGGAGAGCTCACGCCCGCGGAGATCGAATGGGAATTTTCCGCCTTCGCCGCCCGGCAGCGGCTCGAGCTGGAGCGGCTGGACGATCTGGCGTGGCTCACGGGCCGCTATGCCGCCATCGGCGTGAACGCGCCGAGGAAATATCCGCGCCGCCCCGACGGCGTGAAGCGCCGGGCGAAGGAAATGGACCCCGGGGCGATGAAGCGCGTGTTTGAGAATCTGAGCAGGAGGGATTATGAGCGTACTTGAAACTCTTGAAATCTGCTTTCAGGCGAACCTTTCCGGCGTGACGGAGCAGCTGAACGGCCTGCAGGCGCAGCTGGGCGGCGTTTCCGACCGGGCGATGGCGGCGGCGCAGGCCTTCCGACCGGCGGGCGCGGCCATGGCGGCGCAGCTGGCCCGGGGTATCGCCTCCGGCCGCGCGGGCGTGACCGGTCAGGCGGGCGCGCTGGCCTCCGGGCTGACCGCGGCGCTCTCGGCGGGGCGCTCCGGCGCGGCGCGCGAGGGTGCAGCGTCAGCGTCCGGCTTCGCCTCGGCGGTGAAGGGCGGCGCGTCCGGCGCAAAAAATGCGGGCGCGCAGCTCTCCGGCGGCATGGCGGCGGGCATCCGGTCCGGCAGGAGCGCGGTCACGGCGGCGGTGGACAGCGTGGTCAGCGCCGCGCTTTCGCGGATGCGGTCGCGGCTGAAGATCCATTCGCCGTCGAAGGTCACCCGCGATCTGGGCGCGCATTTCGGCGAGGGCTTTGCCGGCGGCATACTGAATGCGGTTCCGCTGGCGGCGGACGCGGCGGGATCGCTGGGCGAGGGCGCGCTGAGCGGCCTTTCCGCCATCCCCGACGTGCCGGACGGCCTTTCCGGGCGCGTGCAGACGGCGGTGGACGCGGCGGTTCAGAGCGCGCTGGGCGGCGTGCAGCTGACGGTTCCGCTGACCGTGGACGGCATGAAGCTGGGCGAGGCGTCCATCCGGGGCATCAACGCGGTCACGAAGAGCGCGGGCAAGGTGCTTCTGAACATCTGAGGAGGTGAACTATGGCGGTTTTGACAGTGGGCGGCGCGGAGGTAAAGGCGCCGTCGGAGCTGAAGGTTTCCGTCTTTGAGGTGGGCTCCGGCGGGATGCGCAGCGCGTCGGGCGCGCTGGTGAAGGACGTGGTGGCGAAAAAGCGCAGGCTGAGCCTCCGCTGGGCCCACATGACGCCCGCCGAGCTGGGCGCGCTGCTGGGAAAGGTGGGCGGCGCGTTCTTCACGGCGGTCTATCCCGACCCGGAGGCGGGCGAGCGCACCGCGCAGTTCGGCTGCGGCGAGATTTCCGCGGGCGTGCTGCGCATGGACGGCGGCCGGCCGGTGTGGACGGACGTGGCGATGGAATTCATCGAGCGCTAGGAGGTGGGATGCGTGAATGAAAATATGCTGGCGGCGGTCAGGAATCTGGCCGTGCGCGCGCTGGTGACGCTGCCCACCGGGACGGAGCTCGACTTGAGCGGCGCGGACGTGCTGTCCTTCAGCATAGAGGAGGGCGCGGACGGCGCGCTGCTGCCCGGCGCGGCGCTGTCCGCGCGGCTGACGATGGCGGTCGCCGACGGAGGCGGCGGGCGGCGCGACGTTCCGTGGGTGGGCGCGACGGCGCAGGTTTTCATAATCTGCGAAGGAAGCGAGCTGCCCTGCGGCGTGTTCGCCATCGATTCCGTGTCTGCGAAGGAGCGAAGCGGCGAAATCGTGCTGTCCGGCAGCGATTCGATTGCGTCGGAGCTGTCCGGCGCGTTCGAGGATACCCTCGCCTACCCCGCCACGCTGGGCGGGCTGTGGGCGCACCTCGTTTCCCAGACGCGCTATGGCTGGTCGGGCGCTGTGCCCGGCGGCGGCGCGGTGATCGAAGAAAGACCCGATTGGGGAAGCATCACGCTGCGCAGGGCGGCGGGCTGGATTGCGCAGAGCGCGGGCTGCTTTGTGCGCGCGGGCCGGACGGGCAGCCTTGAGCTGGTGCCCTGCGCGGGACAGGCGGCGCACAGCCTCGGCCCGGAGGCCTATCTTTCGCTGGACGACGGCTTCGAGACCTTCGGCCCCGTGGCGGGCGTCCGCGCGACGCCGCCCGGCGCGGAAGAGAGCATCACCGTGACGGACGGCGCGGGCGAGATCCTGACCGTGGAGGGAAATCCGCTGCTGACGTCCGGGGCCATGGTGCAGAACATGCTGGACCGGATTTCGGGGCTGACGCTTGAAAAGGCGTCGTTCCGGTGGCGCGGCGACCCGTCCGTGGGCGTGGGCAGCCGGATTGCGCTGACCGATACCTACGGCCGGGCGCGCATCTGCACCGTCACGCGCCAGACGCTGCGCTTTGAGGGCGGGTTTTCCGCAGAATGCGCCTGCGCCGTGCCGGACACGAATTCCGGCGGCGTGGTGCGCGCCATCACGCCCGAGGGCGGCGTGAACGCGGACGCGCTGGTGGGCACGGTGGACGGCGGGCTGCTGCGCGCGGATTCGGTGCAGGCCCGGTCCATCGCCGCCGGAACCATCACCGCCCGCGAGCTGGCCGCGGGCTCGATTTCCGCCGGGCATCTGAGCGCGGGGTCGGTCACAGCGGACAAGATCGGCGCGGGCAGCGTCACGGCGGACAAGCTGGCGGCGGGGTCGGTGACGGCGGACAAGATCGGCGCGGGCAGCGTCACCGCCGAAAAGCTGGATGCGGACACGGTTTCGGCCCGCACGGCCGAGTTTGTGGCCGCGGAGATCGAAAAGCTGACGGCCGCGGACGTGAAGGCCGACCGCCTCTACGCCGCCTTCGCCCACATCGTGCAGCTGGCGGCGGGAAACATCGTGGCCGGCAGCGTGCAGGCGGACCGTCTGAGCGCCGCGCTGGCGAGGTTCGTTTCGGCCTACGCGAAGGTGGGCGAGTTCGACTTTGCCGAGGCGCAGAATTTCGTGGCCGGGGCCATGAGCCTCGAGCAGGGCGCGATGGACACGGTGTACATCCGCAATCTGGCCGTCACGCAGGCGAACCTGCTCTCGGCCACGCTGGGCAAGCTGGTGCTCAGGGGCGACGACGGCAGATACTGGCGCGTGTTCATCGGCTCGGACGGCGCGGTGTCGGCCGAGGAGGTGACCGATGCGGACGCGGAGGCCGGCGGCGGGCGGCAGATCGTGGAGACCGGCATGAACGTCGGATCGCTGAACGCCACGAACCTGCAGGCTTCTTCGGCGGTCATCAACCAGATCCTGACCACCGCGCTGCGGGCGGGCAGCATCACGGCGGCGGACGCGCTGATCGCGTCGGCCACCATCCCCGCGCTGTACGCCACGAGCATTCAGGCCATCGGCGACAGCCTCGAGCTGGCGGTGGGGCGCAAGAGCGCGGTGCACCGAAGCGATACGCCTCCGGCGCAGGCAGCCGAGGGCGACCTATGGGTGCAGCCCGGCACGGGCGCGCTGTATCAGCTGGCGGCTGGCGGCGGCCTGCCGCAGTTCTGGCTGGACGGCGCGGATGTTTACTATCTCTACGGCGACGGTCAGACGGCCTATCAGCTGGTGCTGGACGAGAACGGCGATCTGCTGATCGACGAAGCCGCGCCCTTTGCGGCGGCGATTTCCCCGGACGGCGCGGTCGTGCTGTGGGAGCGCGTGAAGGACGGCGAGCTGCAGGCCGGCATCGAGGAAAACGGCGCGCTGATCCGGAACCAGGAGGCGAAGATCACCGAGATGGCCGACGCCATCGAGCTGCGCGTGACCACCGAGATCTACGAGGAAAAGGTGGGCGAGCTGGAGGAGGGCGTCGGCGGCAACCGGCAGCTGATCCAGAAGAACGAATCGGCCATCAGCCTGCTGGACGACGAGCTCGGCCTGCGGGTGACCGAGCTTAAGCAGAGCATCGGCGATCAGGCGGCGCTGGTTTCGGAAAACCGGGCGGCGATCACGCTGCTCAGCGACGAGATTTCCTCCCGCGTGTCGCAGGAGACGTTTGAACAGACGGCGGACGGGTTGCGCGGCACGGTCACGAGCGCCTATTCCGAGCTGACCCAGCGCGCCGACAGCATGGAGCTGGAGATGGTGAAGAAGGTGGACGGCGAGGCGCTTCGCACCTACATCCGCTACGAGGACGGCGCAGTAGAGCTGGGCAGCTCCGAAAGCCGCTACACCACCCGCACCTCCGACGGCGGCTTTGCCGTTCTGCAGGACGGCGCGGTGATGACGTCCATGGTGCACAACGCCGTGTCCGCCCCGGTGATTCAGGCGCGCAGGCAGTTCGCCCTCGGCGGCTTCAGCCTGCGGCTGGGCGCGAACGGCCATCTGATTCTGGTTTGACGCGTGAGGTGAAACAATGGCAACGATGACAAAGCTGACCTCCTCGAACGCCCTTTACGGCTACGAGAAGTTTTCCAATTCTGCCGCGACCCACATGTACGTCGGCGCGGCGAGCAGCACCACCAAGTACAACTACCGCTCCCGCGCCACCTTTCCGCCGCTGTACGGCAGCGTGAACATCGGCGAAAGCCGCATCGGCATCACGCGGATGACGCTGTACCTGTGCCGCAATTCCGGCGGCGCGACGGCCGTGACCGTGGGCTGCTCGGACACGGGCGGCTGGGACGACGGCCGCGCGGTGACGGCCTCCGGAAGCGTCGGCGGCACGGACGGCTGGTACGCCGTGGACATCACGGCGCTGGCGCAGGCGGTGGAGAGCTACCGCTCCAACTGGTTTGTCCATATTTCCGGCGGCACGCCCGAGGTGCGCCTGAACGGCACCGGCAAGTCCACCCGCCCCTACATCGAGGTGGAATGGGAGTACGCCGCGGCGACCATCACGGGCGATAAGTCCAGCGTGCCGCTGGGCGAGGCGGTGACGTTCACCATCACGCCCGAGGTTTCCGGCGAGACGCACACCCTTTCCTATGCGCTGGGCAGCGTGGGCGGCACAATCGCCGAGGGCGCGGGCAATTCGGTCGCGTGGACGCCGCCGGAATCGCTGGCGGCGGAGATGCCGGATTCGGACGCGGCGTCCATCCGCATCGCCATGGCGGCCTATGATTCCTCCGGCGCGCTGCTTCGCCGGGAGATCTACTATCAGACCGTGACGGTGCCTTCGTCCATGCGGCCCACGGTATCGGCCACCGGCGCTGCCCTGTCCGGCGGGCTGAGCGGCTACGGCCTGCGGGGGCGCACGAAGATCAGCCTCCGGCCCGTGGTGGACATGAATTCCGCCTATGGCGCGCAGCTGGTGAGCGTCACGGCTGCGGTTACCGGCGGCCAGAGCGTGAAGTGGACGGAGTTTTCCGAGAGCACGGGCGAGTACGCAGGCCGGTTTACCTGCGATTCGGTGCTGACTGGCGCGATAACTGCCGCCGGGGAGGTGCGCGTGGACGTTACCGCCACGGACAGCCGCGGCAGGTCCATGACACTGTACCGGACGTTCACGTTCTGCGATTATTCCCTTCCGGTGATCACGGACTTTTCCGTCACCCGCATGGAGCCCTCCTACGACGAAAACGAGCAGATCGCGGGCTATGCGCCCGGCGACATGGGCGACAGGCTCGCCGTGACGCTGACGGCCGAGGCCGCGCAGGTCATGCCCGGCAGCGCGCAGCTGAACCGGCTGTCGTATTCCATCACGGGCGTCAACGATGAAACCGGAGAGACGGTCTCCGGCGCGGCGGTTTCCGGTGCGACGGATGCGAGCGGCCGGAGGATTCAGCTCAGCCTGAACATGGACGTGTTTCCCGGAACCTTCGGCGGCGACGAATCGTGGACCTTCACGGCCACGGTCACGGACACCGCCGGCGGCAGCGCGGCGGGCTACAGCGCGGTGGCCGAGGCCCATGCGGCGTTTTCCATATCGCCCGACAAGCGCGGCTTCGCCGTGGGCATGATTGCCACGGGCGAAAAGCAGAACCCGAGGTTCGAGGTGGCGGAGGACTACGACGCGCTGTTCTACGGCGGCGTGCGCGGCGCAGACGGCTGGCGGCTGGACAGGCCCTTCAGCATGGAGCTTCTGTCGGACGGCAGCAATGCGAACTTCGCCGCCTACAACGCCTCGCTGACGCCGCGCATCTCCCGCGTGGGGCCGCTGGTGTTCATGGACGGCTTTGTGCGAAACGTCGCCGCCCTCGCCGCCGGGTTTGACGAGGTGCTGCTCACGCTGCCGGAGGTGTTCAGGCCCGCGGTGGACGTGTCGCTGCTCCAGCAGGGCAGCAACGGCGCGGTCTGGTGGCTGAGAATCAACGCAAACGGCGACGTGCACATCTGCCGCTACCGATCGTCGTGGAGCGGCTATGACGCCATCGAATCCGGCGTGTACCGCCAGTTCCCGCTGTCGGCCTGCTGGATCGCGGCGGACGCTTATTGAGGAGGTTAATCAGTATGGCATACACAAAGCTGGGCAGAATCCGCCCGGTATACAGGGGCGTGTGGAGCGCCTCGGCGGATTACACCGCCCTTGAAATGGTAAAGAGCGCGGACGGCCGCACGGCGTACATCGCGCTCAAGGACGTCCCGGCGGGAACTGCGCTGGCTGAGGGCGCGTACTGGGGCGAGGTTCTGGACGTTTCCGACGTTCTGGACGCTGCGGACGCGGCCGTGAACGCCGCCGTGCAGCGCGCGGACGAGGCCGCCGCGAGGGCGGATGAAGCCGCGGCGCAGGCCCCTGCGCCCCTGACGGTCGCCGGGTCGGGCAACCCTCAGGTCTTCTGGCCCGACGCCGGCAGTGCGCTGCGCCCGGTGATTTCCATGCGCTGCGCGCAGAGCGGCAGTCCCGCGCCGGACAATCCCTGCCCCATCGCCGGGCGCACGCAGGTCAGGCTGTACCGGCAGGGCAGGAATCTGCTCAGGCGCTACTACACCACTTCGTCCCTGACGGAAAACGGAATCACGTTTTCGTGGAGCGACGGCGTGGTCACGGCCGGCGGCACGGCCTCGGCCATGGCGACCTTCCCCTACAACACCCAGTATCAGGTGCTGCTGCCCGCCGGAACCTACCGCCTGACGGGCACGCCGGAGGGCGGCGGCGAGGGTACCTACCGCGTGGGCATCGTATTTCCGGACGGCACGCCCTCCGTGTACGACAACGGCGCGGGCAAGACCTTCACCATCGACGAGGCGAAGTACATCTGGCCCTTCGTCAGAGTGTACGCCGGCGCGTCGCCGCAGAACGTCGAGTTCCGGCCCATGCTGCGCCCCGCCTCCGCCGGGGACGATTCCTTCGAGCCCTACAGCGGCGACGTGTTCACCGTGGATCTGGGCGAGACCGTCTGCGGCGGTACGCTGGACGCGGCTTCGGGCGCGCTGGAGACGGACCGAAGGCTGGTCACGCTCACCGGCGGCGAGGCGTGGGTCTACTATTCCGCCGCGGCGCATCCCTACTGGTACACGTCCGTGGACAAGCTGGGCGTGGTGGCCAACAGCGCGGAGGACGTCAGCTCCCACTTCAAGAGGGTCATCATCAACTCCACCAGCGGCAACACCGGCTTCGCGGTCTTTGATCCCTCCGCCGGAAGCTACGCGCGCCTGGCCATCCGCCCGGGCGTCGACGGCGTGAACGATCTGGACACCTTCAAGGCGTGGCTGGCCGCGCAGAGCGAGGCGGGCACGCCCGTGCAGGTCTGCTATATGCTCAAGGAGCCCGCGTCCGCGCAGCTGGAGCCGGTGACGATCACTGCGCCGGGCGGGCTGAACACGGTCTTCACCGACGGCGACGGGCTGGAGCTTACCTACAACAAAGCCCTCGTGCGCGAGCGCGAGGAGCTGCTGGAACGAATCGCCGCACTGGAGGCTGCGGCGCTGAACAACGCATAAGGAGGCGTGAATATGTACGAAATCATCAGGCAGGTAATCGGAAACGGCGGCTACAGGCTGGCCGAGATGCAGGAAAAGATCAAGCGCATGTACGTTCTGGGCGATCTGACCGATGCGCAGCTGGACGAGCTGCTTTTTCTCGCGGTATCCGGCGCGGCGGCCGACGCCGAGCGCCCGGAGACCATCGAAATGCTCATGGCGCTGGCCGCGCGCGTCGCCGCCATCGAGGAAAAGCTGGGCATGAACGAAGGCGGCGAAACCTATCCCGAATGGACGCCTTGGGACGGCGTGAGCGCCGACTATGTCCGCGGCGCGATCGTCAGCCACGGCGGCAGGCTCTGGCAGTCCGTCTACGAGGGCCAGAACGTCTGGGAGCCCGGCACGGTGGACTTCTGGGTGGAATACGCCCCGGAGGAGGAATAACATGGCCGTCAAGCGCATGCCCGCCGCCCTGTTTGTCAGCGAGCTGCGCGCCTGCGTTGACCGCGGCGACGGCTACATCATGGGCGCGAAGGGTCAGGACCCGAAGAAGCTGGGCAGCTGGTATTTCAATCAGTACAAGGACCGCAAAACCTACACCGCGAAGCAGGAGGCCAAGGCCCTCTACTGGCGCGCGCACGCCCGGTTCGTCTGGGACTGCAACGGCCTTGCCGAGGGCATCTATGAAAAGTTCAGCGGCGTGAACATCAACACCAAGGCCCGCTATGCCTACGCAGACTGGTGCGGCGCGAAGGGCAAGGGCACGATTCCCGCCGAACGGCGCGTGCCCGGCGCGGCGGTCTACTGGGGCAGCAAGGCCTCGGCCATCCACCACGTGGCCTATCTGGACCGGCCCGTCGTGCCCGGCGAGCCCGGCGGCGACTGGTATCTGATCGAGGCCCGCGGCGTGCTGTACGGCTGCGTGCGCACCACGCTGTCCGCCCGCAAGCCCGACTTCTGGGGCTGGATGGACAAATATTTCGATTATGCCGCCGCGCCCGCGGACGCCTCCGTCGTCATCTCCGGCGGCGACTGCTGGATCCGCGCCGCGCCCGGCACCCACGGTCGGAAGCTCGGCGTGGCGAAGGCCGGGACCGTGCTCCCCTACGCCGGCGAGACCGCCTCCAACGGCTGGCTCAGAACCGAAAAAGGCTGGGTCAGCGGCAAATATGCCGCCCTCCGGGAGGTGAACGCCGATGTGGGATAAGCTGACAAAAGCCGCCGCCGCGCTCATCGGCGCGGCGGCGGGCATGCTGGGCGAATGGAATGTCATGCTGTCGGTTCTGGCGTGGATGATGTGCATCGATTATGTCACCGGCCTCATCTGCGCCTGGCGCGGCCGCTCCCCCAAGACCGACGGCGGCGGCGTCTCCAGCAAGGCCGGCTTCGACGGCCTCGCCCGCAAGAGCCTCATCATGCTCATCGTTCTCATGGCCACCCTCCTCGACGCCGCCGTCGGCGCGGACTCCCCACTCTTTCAGTCCGCCGCCGCCGGCTACTACATCGCCAACGAGGGCCTCTCCATCCTCGAAAACAGCGCCCTCATGGGCGTCCCCTACCCCAAAAAGATCACGGAAGCCCTTGAGCAGCTGAGGGGAAACGGTGAGGGGAACGGGTGAGAGACGCCGGGGGAAGGGCTTCTTTTTAGAAAAAAAAGAAGCCCTTCCCCCGGACCCCCATCCCAGAAAAACCATTCAAGGGAGAAGATAATATGGATCTTTTGCACGGTCGCCGTGGTGGCGACCGCACAAAGGGTGACGGTAATACAAACTCATTCCGCCAAAAACGCAGATCGGGGCGCCGTTCGCCCCGATTTGCCCACCCTTTGTGCGGCAGCTATTATATCCAAATTTAATTTGCGGTTTTCTTTTCTGAAAGGGGGTGTGGGGGAAAACTCTTTGCTTTTTTCTAAAAGAAAAGAGTTTTCCCCCACAAAACGTCTCCCCTACTTATTATTTCTCTTCGCCGCGTCTTCCAGCGCCTTGCGGATGATTTCGTCGGGCTGGAGGAGGTAGATGGCGGTGACGCCGTTGTCGCGGGCGGCGACGGCGAGGGTGGGGATGGGGCAGCCGGGGCGGGTGGCGCGGTTGACGCGTGCGTTGGGATAGCGGGCGCGCAGGGCGTCGAGGTCGCCGGTCTGCCGGATGTTGTTGAAGTAGAGGTCGACCATGACGCGCTCATAGCGTCCGTAGGCGTAGGCGATGCGCAGGACGTTGGTGCCGAGGCCGTAGGAGAAGGTGAGGATGAAGCGGCGCATGGTCCAGAGTGCGGCGAGGACGCCGAGGCCCCAGAAGATGAGGGAGGCGGCGAGCTCGCCGGCCAGCGGGATCAGCAGCTGGGTGACGAAGGTGAGGACGAGGAGCGCGGCGAAGATGCCGAGCACGACGCCGAGGCCCTGAAGGGCTTTAAGAGGCTGATTCCGAACTTTCTGCAGGTGCATAATTGCCCTCCAACATATTGCGCAGCATGTGATCGATGACGTCCATGGTGGTTTCGAGGTTGGTGGAGTTGTTCATGATCATCAGGGTTGCGCCGGTGGGGCTGACGGCGCCCAGCTCGGCTAGCGCGGTGACGTTGTCCAGGCGGACGGCGGCGATACAGGTTTCGCCGGTGGTCTCGCTGGTGTAGGTGACGGGTTCAAGATCAAGGCCCTCGAGCCAGCCGTTGGCGAGATATTCGTCCAGGGGCAGATAGACCTCGTGCTTGAGCAGGGTGTCGGTGCAGTAGGAGCTGGCGATGAACGCGTCGCCCTCCTGAAGGGCCAGGCGGGTCACCAGCACCATGGAGCTGTAGTAGTCCTCCTCGGGGTTGGAGAACTGCAGGTCCTCGAAATCGATTTCCAGCAGGGTTTCGTCGTTGGTCTGGCCGTACAGCAGCATCTCCTCGGCCACATGGTCCAGCTTGGACGTGCTGGTGTAGCTGTCCGCCACGTAGATCAGAACCTCCTGCTCGATGGGGGTCCGGGGCGTGGTGGAGGTGAATACAATGTTGGAAAGAATCGCGCAGACTACAAAGCCTACGATATAAATGGCGAAAAATTTGCGGAAATGCTCCTTGAGCCGGAACCAAGAAAGACCACGATGCGGCATGTTGCGCCTCCTGTTTTATCTGAGATTTGCCTACTATTATAACGCAGTTTGCCCCGGGTGACAAGGGGTGATCGAAGAAAGTTTGGAGGTTAATTAAATGCTCAGAAGCCTCGACCAAATTTGCATAAGCAAATTCGGTTCCCTCGGCAAGTTAGCGCGCCCGCTCGATTTTTCCGCAGGATGGTTTGCGGACAAAGAAAGCCCGCCCGACGCACGGTTTGTGTATCGAGCGGGCTTTTGCCTCCGGCAGGCAGGGCTGCGCGCCCTGCACCGCGCCAAAGGGACATAGTCCCTCTGGACTCCCGGTTGCTGCCGCGCTTTTGGTGCGGGGCGTTAAATTTCGAACTCGTCCTCGTCGAGGGTCTCGTCGTCGTCTTCGTCGATATCGTCCTCGATGGAGGTGTCCATGGGGATTTCGCCCGGGTTGGCCATGAACTCGCCGCGGAGCTTCTTTTCGATCTCGTCGAAGATTTCGGGGTGCTCCTTGAGGAACTTGCGGGCGTTGTCGCGGCCCTGACCGATGCGCTCGCCCTCGTAGGAATAGAACGCGCCGGCCTTGCGGATGAAGTCGCGCTCGACGGCCAG